GGGCTTCTTAATATATAATAAAGTATCTTAATCCTAGTAATTCAATATACAGTAATCCATGTTGATTGTAATTCCTAAATCAACTACTGCATCAGAAGACCAGTCAAACTGACCAAAGTCTCCGTTTGTAACGAATGCACCTTTAATGATCCACTCTCCAATTACGTCCCCTACAGGACCTAATACGTTAAGAGTTAAATCTTTTTTGTAGAAATCTGAGTATCCAGCTCTACCAGTTACTGATTCGTATCCTAGTCTTGCCCATTCCATTACGGCTTGTGCTCCACTTGGAGTAATCGGATCGTATAGAGTCATAGTCATTTCTGCCCATTCTCTCTTTCCACGGATTTTTCTATATGAGTTAATATGGTCTAGCTTTACTACGTTATCTGTAAACGTAGGAGCTTTGACATTTTTTATCATGAAAGATGGAATTGCATCAATATACATGATAAATCTGTTTTGCACTTTCGGTTCGAAAGCTCTGAACATTATTTCGTTAGGATCTAATACTGCCATTTTGTGTTATCTTTATTATAAATATTCAACTTTTAAAATTATTCACCTAATGTTGCACCTGTTGGTAAGATCACGAAGTCAAGTGTAATGAATTCGGCTGTTTTTGCAGGCTGAATAAATATCTGCCCTACCAATTGGTTTCTGTCAATTACATCTGCGGTGTTATTTGTGTCATCCATTACTACTCTGTAAGCGTAAAGACCTTGTCTTTGTACTACTGATTCTAAGTAAGGATTAACATTTGCTAAGAAACTGTTTCTTGTAGCAATAGTATTCTGCTCAAATACTAATGATTTAGCTTGGTCTCCTAAGAATTTCTTAAGATCAATCAATAGTCTTCTTACATTTACTCTATCCAATGCTGATTTCTTCTTCTGTAGTGTCTTTTGACCGAATACTGAAATTCCACTTCCTGGGAATGTAGCAATTGGATTTACATTGGCACTATATAGAGTGTCTCTTTGACCTCTAGTTAATTTTCTTTCTGCTTGAATTACATCTGATATTCCACCTCTAGTTAAACCAGCTGGTGCAAACCATGGTGCTGCAGCTCCGTCAGTGAATGTATATACACCTGGGATTACAACTGATGCAGGAACGAACTCTAATTTACCTGTAGATGATTGCATCTGTAGCCAAGGCCAGTAAGTAGCTGCATAAGAACTATTAACTGATGCTGCATTTCCTGCTGCATTAGATACTGAAGTTCCATAAGCAGATAAATCTACTACTGCAATATTGTCTCCTCTACTAGATGCTAAAGAAATAACTGCATCTAATTGTGTCTTGTGATCTCCGTAAGAATAAATTAATCCTGGAGCAGAAACGATATTGAAAACGTATTCGTCTTGGTTAGTTAAAATTGAAATAGCATCTGCATAGTCACTTGCCTCTAAACCTTGAGTATTTCCAGCTGAGATTTCAGAGAAATGTTTGTTAGGTTCAGTTGATTGATACAAGTTTCCTGTTGCACCGTGGAACGATCCAGAAGACGCAACTGGTAAAGAACCTGTATAAGCTGCTGTTCTTACTGAAACTCCATCGTTTGCTAAGTAATTAAGTGTTTGTCTGTCAACAGAAGCTACTCTAATGTAGTTAGATCTGTTAACGTATGATCCTACTGTAGAGATGTAAGTCTGTCCACCATCTGTAGATTTAGACTTGTACTGGTCTCCAATAATCTTAGCAATGTATCCTTCCGAGTTAGGATCTAAGCTAAGGTCGTTGAATGATTCAAGTACTGTCTTTTGACTTAAATTATCGTCACCTCTTCTGATCAATAATGAGAATGTACCGTTCTTTTCGTCAACGTTACCGATTTCCCATCTAATATTTTCTGCGCTACCGTCAACTAGTGACCCGTCGCTATTTTGTGATCCAGCATCACCTGCTCCTGTTGAGTTATTAAGGATAGCTCCCTTACCTAATGTTTGGATAGAGAACGGCGCTGCGCCGGCATCGGCTGCTGCTACAGTAGAGTTAGAAGCTCCAGTAAAGGAACCGTTTACTACTCTAGTAATAAGTGCCGAGTTACCTCCTTGCTCAAAGTAGGATTTAACTGCTAGTGATGTTAGAAATTCGTATTTGTTTGAACCTGATTCGAAAGCAACACCAAATTTACTTTGGTAGTCACCGTAAGAAGTAACCACTGTAGGTTCTTCAACTGGTCCGATTACTGTTGGTCCTATAAAAGCTGCACCAGCTTCTAATGGAGCAGGAGCAATAAAAGATCTATCTTGCTCTCTTGATAGTACCCCTGGGGAGATTAATGATTCTGCCATTTTATCTTAAATTAGATTATTCGTTCTCTTATAAATATCGTTAGTAAATCGAAAACAGATTTGCCTATCCGTGTGTTATTAACATTTATAAATAGGAAAAGAGGACCGAAAACCTCCTAAGAAAAAAATGTAAGTGAAAAAAGTTTCTACTTAAGTGAGTTAAACTCTCCAGTTTCAAGATTTACAGTACCTTTTCCGTACTTTTCTTCTAGAGCTTTTGATAAGTTAATTTCAGCATTTCTTAGTTTAGATAGGAAATCCTCTGCTCTTTCTTGTCTAGCTTCTAAATCTAAAG